TGATTAAGTGCTTTGATTCCTTTATGTAAGTAAGATAAAACAGTATTTCTATTTCTATCAACTAATCCAGATGTACAGAATGCAATTGAATCCTTTGCAATTTTGATAGATGCCTTTGATGCACCAAAGTTACCAGGTCCACGATTAGCACCTGAGTTTGGAGTGTATATGAAATGTTCTTCTATTTCTGGGTAATCTACAGGAGCTCGACTAGCGATAGGTATAGATCCTCTAAATCCTGCGTCATTTTCTTTCTTCTTCTCTTTTCTGACATGCTTTATTTTTAAAGGATCAATATATCTTAAATCTTGAATACCTTTTTCTGGATTATCAACATCAATTACTTTCAGATAGAATAATCTACCATCAACATACCAGTTTTTAAATATCTCATGTGCTTTCTTATCAAAATCAAGAACTTCTTTTATAGTCTTAAATTCTTCTCTTATTGCTTTTTTTAATTTATCGCTTGCGTTTAAATTTGTTAATTCAACTTCTACAGGAGAATCATAAAGATCACTAACAATTGCTTCATTGATAATATCTTCGATTGCTTTATCAGCTTCTGGATGTAACGACATCTCACGATACCGTCTAATTAGATCGTATTCAGTTTTATAGACACCTTCGATGTCTACGTACTGTCCATAAAATCCTGATTGTAGATAGAAATCAGCCCCGTCCTCATTATTTTGAGGGACGGGGGATACTATACCTTTCGGTTTCTTTTCATTATCTTCAATCGAAAAACCAAAGAGTTTCGCCATTATTAAATTCTCTTAAAATATTCCTATGTTTATTTAGTTGATATTTTCACCACCTGCTGCGGAACCAACACCCTTGGCAGCTTCCCACCAGTGAACTTGGAACTCTGCAGTAAACTCTTGAATACCTTCCGTATCATATGATAGGTTGATAGGAGCAACTTGAGTTGGAAAAATATCGTAAAAACGATAAGATCTGAGTGTTTCTCCAGAACGATCTAGTTGGAAAACAGTTGCGTCTGCTTGATAAGATGCAGGATCTGTTGAACCTGTATTATCAGAGACTCTGTTTATCGCATTCATCCATGCTTCCATAGCAGAACGGATAGCAAAATCTGTATCGTTAATAACTGTAATTGTCCAACTATCAAAAGTTCTATCTCCTGCTACGTGGAGAATCCTACCTCTGAAAGGAACTGTTATGTCAGATATGTTTGAAGCAGGTAAATTTGCTGCTTTAACTAAGAATCTTGCTTTATCAAGAACTTCTGAACTTGCGGGAGCAATGCTAGGGAAGTTGAGTACAACTTCAAATAGATTGCTTCTTGCACCACCACCAATTAACTTACTTTTAAAATCAGTAATCTTTCTTAGTGGGGGTGGATTAATTTGTTGTCTAGTGGGCATTTTTTAAACCTCTAATTAAACGTTACCGATTACTTCTTCAAATGAAACACCTGTTCTAGTTGCAACAAATGTTAGACCAATGAAGTTAATTGATCTTGCGGGTTTGATAAAGATGTCAGCGACGAACTCATTTGCATCAATAACTGCTGCAGTGTTGTTTGTCTGATCGCAAACAACAACATAATCTGTGATTCCACGCTTTGCTTGAACATCGCGTAAGAATGGTTCAACTATATTTACAAAGTTTGTTCTTGTAATTTCATCGTTAAACTCAAATAGTTGGTCTTTAGCAGCAGCTGAGATCGCATCTTCTAGGAAGAGGAATAGACGACGAACGTTAATTCTGTCGAATGCTGATGCTCTAGAAAGACCTGTCTTGTCACCGAATAGGATAATTCCATCTCCTGGTGAGAAGATTACTGGGTTGATTCTGTTGGTGTACAGAACATCCCTTTGTGCTTTTGTAGGATTATATGCTAGTTTGATAGCATTGAGGATTGAACCTCTTGCTGTTCCCGCAGGTGAGAACCAAGGGAAGTTGTTAATATCATTTCTAGCACAAATACCTGCGATGTCTCCGTTTAGAGGTACATATCTAAATGTATTTGCAAACCTATCATACATGTATTTGTATCCACTGTCAAATACAGCGTAACTTGATGAAGGTAATGGTGCAAAGAATGATACTACATTATCTGTAATTGCATTAGCAGAGTTTATAGTATTAGTTTTATTATCAGCTGATTCTGATAAAAATGCACCTCTATATGGTGATATGAAAGCAATTGAATCTTTTCTTAGTTCAGCAACTGAAATAAGTTTAGATGCTAATGCTTGTGCTTCCTCTTTTCCGTAACTTGCAGATCCTTGAATTAAGAAATCAACGTCATACTCTTCAGTATTTCCAAGGATATCATATCCTCCGTTAATATCTGCTTTAGTTGAATCTAAAGCACCTGCGGTTCCGATACCTGATGAATAATCATAGTTGAAACCGTTTGTAAGAGTAAGTGTTTGATTTCCAGCTGCTGAGAAAATTATACCTTCGGCATCCTGATCCCAAGCATCATCTCCTTGTAATGTAAATCCAGAACTATATCCTGTAGTTGTTATACCTGCAGGTGCACCACCTCCAAAGATCAACTCTGAATTATTATAAAGATATTTTCTCCAGTATGATGGACTTCCTGCTGAGAATACTGCATCTTTTGCCTTAGAAAGACTTAAGTGCTTCTCAAGAACAGTACCAACAGTTCCTGTTATAGCTCCGTTTCCATCAAAAACAATAACATGAACTTCGTCATTCTTGGACTTTCTGGATTCTGCGAATGCTGAAGTTCCTGGTCTTCCTGCCAGTGCATTCCACTTATATGTTACTGTTGAAATACCTGTTGAACTAATTTGAACTGTCTGTGTATCGAACCAATCAACTGAGTTACTGTAAACTCTACTTGCAAATGGTGAAGTCTCACCCACTGAATGGATACCGACTGTTCCTGCACCAGTTTCAAACTGGAATGTTCCTCCTGCAGAGTAGTCTACATCGACTTCATCTCCATTTGGATCAATATATGAGTTAACTTTAACCTTAACAGTACTTGTTCCTGCACCAACCTCAGTAATTATTCCTTTGAGATAATATCCATTTAAGGATGAAGTTGTTCCAGAACCAATTAATACTTTACCATCAAGACTCTGTGTTAAACCCATTCCAACTGACACACCTGTAGGATCTAGACCATTTATTGTTTGGTCAGCAAGTGAGTCGATGATTGCTACTTGAATACCGTTACCCCAAGAACCTGGGTTTCTGGCAACTACTGTAACATTTCCGATTGTGTTCTCGTCGTAAGTCTTTGTTACGTAATCGTCAGTGCTGTTGATTGTTATAGTTGTTCCAACTCCTGCGTTTGCATTTGTTAAACTATCTCCCGATGCTCTTACTACTTGTAAACTACCACCATATGCTAAGTATGATGATGCAGTTAACCAGTGTTCGTAATGCTTGTCGATGGCAGCAGGTTCCCCAAAAATATCTACTAGTTGCTGTTCTGTACTTACCAGTGTTGGTAAATTAACAGGACCTTTTGGGAAAGGTGCTACAATTGCTCCAATCTTATCCGTTGTTGGATCAATTCGTCCATTAGTAAGATCAACCTCTCTTACCAATATGCCTGGAGATGCTAAATTTAGTGGCATCTTATGTTCTCCGAATCCAGAATTATACTGAAATTATTTATTGAAAAGCATATTTTCAACGGGGAAACCGTGCATGAACTACCAATCTGGATATTCCCATTTACTACTTACTTTCTTCTTCTTCGTTCTTTTTACTCTTTTCTTTGTACAATCCTTACATTCATAAGAGTATGATGATAATGTAGTTCTATTCTTTCTAGTTACGTAAAATTCTTGTACAAGATCTTTTGTTTCTCCGCATACACGACATTTTCTTTCAGTGAATAGTAGATGATCTAAACTAATTTCACTGTCAAAGTCCATTATTCTACTTGAATTACCTCATAAACCTCTGGAAATATCATCTGAATATGTCTCTCTATACCCATTTTCATAGTCTGATCGCTCATAGGACAAGAAGAACAAGCACCATGTAATCTTACTTTTACTACAGGACCATTTTTTGTATAGTCTATTTCAACAAATTCTAGATAACCACCATCTGATTCTATATATGGTCTTAACTCATCTAGAGCAAGATTAACGTTCGTCGGAGTTAGTTCTTCTTTTTCCATCATAATCCTCTGCAAATTTTATCCCCTTGAGAGATAGAAGTGCTATCTTAGTTTGAGTCATTTTCCTACTGTAGAAAACAACTGGTTCATTCAATCCTGCATCTCCACTCATAAATCCTCCGTTGTAAATTACCTTTATATCTACTTTCTTTCTTTCAATATATCATATAACCTTAATATTTACAAGTTTAATAATTGCTTTATAATCTATTTTGTTACATATAATCCCACATAAATGAGTTATCTCCATACTCATCCACATTCCATTCTTTGGTTTGTAGAGGATTTTCTTTTGTCCAAACATCTCCACCATCCACAATTGGTGCCATATCATCGAAACCATCAGATACAAATCCAAAAGGTGCCATATCTTGTTCTATTTGATTCTTTTGCTCCTCATATATCCTTTTTCTTACATCATTATCAGTCATTTCTTTAAAGTAGTCCTGTGCAACTAACCAAGAAAATATGACTAAACACATTGCTAGATCATCATTACAACCCTCTTCTGCCATAAATGAGTTGTTTTTTTGAATAAAAGTAGTTAATTCTGATATGATTTCATAATCAGATACCAATAGTTTATCATCTTCAATTAAAGTTTTTAGATTTGAACAACCTAGTTTTTTAACTGCCTGAGACATTCTTACACCAAGTTGAGATTTTTTACCAGAAAAACCTGCTCCAACTATTTGTCCGTTTCTTCCTCTCATAGAACACATAAGAAGATTATCATACTCTAAATCAAAATGAAGAATACTTGCTACCTGATCTCCTATATCATTTACTTCTACTAATATGAATGCACCATTATACGCTTTACCAATATCAGCAATGATATTTGGATACAACATAGGTTTAATTTCATTATTTCTATACTTACCAACTATTCTATAGGGGAATTTAGTTATATCATAAATGATAAACGCAGAATAATCATTACCGATTCCACGAGCAACGTCTACAGTTATGAGATAATTAGATTCTTTTTTAGGGTGTTCATATATGTCTAAACCATTATGTCTCTGTATAGGATCATTATAAGCAAGACTTTTTAACTTATCAGGTCTTATAAGAGTACCTACTGATCCTAAAAACTCACATTCAAATTCAATTTTGAACTGTTGTTCAGAAGTATTTGCAATAGTTTGCTCTTTCCACGCATCATCTCTACCTGGTACTTCTGACCAATGAACATCAGTTGGTACATAATCATTCTTACCTTGTTCTGAATCATGCCACATACGATAAAAATGATTCATACCTTTGGGGGTAGAAACTATAATAACCTTTGTGCTTTGTCCAGATGTAATGGTGGGATATACAGATGCAAAGAAATCATCCGCAATATGATTCGGTATGAATGCGAACTCGTCTAAGAATATGACGTTGTAAGATCCACCACGAACAGCAGATGATGATGTAGAGTTTGCTGATATTTTTGATCCGTTCTCTAATTCTAATGAACCTTTGTTCCAAGATATGATACCCTGTTGCATCCAAGTGGGTAAATTTTCATAAGCAAGTTGCAGTCTGCCCAATAAATCTCTGGCAGTTGATGCTTTGTTTGCTAAGATTGCTATATTAACATTGTCGTTGAAAACTGCGTAATGCAGTAAATATGATACACAAGTAGTAGATTTACCTGTCTGCCTAGGCATCTTACAGATATTAAATCTATTACCGTGGAAATTTTCTAATAACTTCTGTTGAAATGG